CCTAATGCTCCACCACTAGTAGATATTCCTTTAACTGCTTCAAGTAGTTCTTTATCAGACTTTTCTTTACGTTCATTCTCAACTTTAGTAATATTGATTAATTCTTCTGTAGGCTTAGATGCATTTTCTATAGCTTGGAGTTGAGAAGATTCTTCTTGCGATACGTTTAGCTTATCATCCACTGATTCTTTTGGACCAGCAAATTGAACAGCACCTTTTTTCTCGCCTTGCATCCTAGGATCTACTGCTATTACTGCTTGACCGGCTTCGCCTAATGCTTTAACTTGTCTTTTACCACCAGTGGTACGCTCGAACTCTTCGTCTGATATACCAGCTTCTCTGTACTTTTCTCTATTATATTCTTCTGATTGTAAACCTGCACGAGCTTTGATAGTATCTTTACCGCGTCTTTGATAATATTGCTCAACTGCAGCTTTACTGCCAAATTGTTTTAAGTTTTCCATGCCAGCATTTGCTTCAGTCATACGAGTAGCAGTTCTTAATCGTTCTTCGCGAACAGCTAACTTATTATCAAAGAATCCACCTTCAGATACAAGACCAGTAGTACGAGCTAAACCTCTTAATGAACCCAACTTATAACGTAATGAATTGGTGTCAAACTTATCTCCACCACGACCCATTATCTTTTCTTTGAATTGCTGACCTATGCCTCTATAGTCAAGCTTTTGCTTTCCTGCAATCTCTTCAGCTCTATCAGCCTGCGCTTTTCTTTTACCTAATACTGAATCAGATATAGTCTTTGTTAACTTCTCTATGTTTGTGGTTAACTTCTTATGAGACTCTAAAAGCTTTTCATTGCCTTTAATTTCTTCTTTTTTAGCTTGAACTTCTTTAGTATCTTTGATGATTGGTTCAGCAAGAGTCTTAGCACTAATATTATCTGCAGATATACTCTTCGCAGATAGGTTATTAGTACGTAGCTGTTGCACGACTTGCTGAAAAGCTTTAGGGTTCATAGTAGAACCCATCTGCTTTGTAAAGTCTTGCTCTGTTTTAAAATTTAATCCAGTATCTTTTGCCATTACCTATTTTCCAGTTTTTGTTTCTCTTCTTCTAAGTGTTTAATTAACATAGCAACATATATCTCGCGTTCAAACGGGAACATCTCTTCAATCTCAGTCAACGAATACTTATGGTATTGCATGAGAGCGAAGTTCATCTTATAATAGTTGGCTAAGCTCTCGTGACTGAGATTAATTAAAAAAAACTTGCCAGGCCCTCCATCATCTTAACATGATGCTTAGCACATACCGGGCAATCATATTCAACTGTCTGTTGTAACTTAGGCATAGTTAAGAAGAAGTTTTCAATCTTCTTAAATTGCTCTTGAGTTAAGTTCTCAAGGAAATCAATGACTTCCTGTTTAGTTTGGTCTTTAGTATTAAATACTTCTTCTGTAGTATACACCGATTCCATACAGTCAGCTACTACATCAAATATACTATCTACATCTCCGTCTTTTACTTTTTCTAATTTACCTAAAATATCAAGGTTTGGATTTTTCATGATGATACCTACATCATGAAATAGTTCTATCTTATTGTCGTGTCCTTCTGGGAAAGTGACTTGAAACTTAGAGATGTCAAGATTAACTTGAGTCTTAGCTTTGTCATCATCGCACGTATCGCATAAGAATAATAACTCTACTATCTCTCCTACAGACTTTGCTCTTATCTGTGTAAACAAATACTCATAGTCAAATGTAGCTAGTGTATTAACATCTATATCATCAACTATGCAGTTTTCAATGACAGACTTAAGCGTGTTTAACATAACTTTTGGATCTTCAGACTGTTGAGCTAGTAATAAAGATTTCTCTTCTTTAACTAGGAACGGTCTAAACTTTACTTCCTTCTTACTTGACGGGATCGTCACGTTATATAATGGTGCATTCATCTTTGGTAGTGCCATGCTATTCTCCTTTACTCATATCTTTAATCATCTTGCTCAATTCGGAGGTAGACCCCACAAAAATCGCATTATTATTTGTTACCTGTTTATTCGGATGTCCTTCTTGTCCAGCTTTTGGTGTATCCAACTTCTGTTTACGTTCACTCAATGCTAACAGTTGTTCATTGGTGTCAGCTAATTGTTTCATAAGATTGCCTACTACTTCAAATGCTCTTGGATGCTCAGACTGTTTAGCTATCTCTAGCGCATGATACAGTGCATCTTGTCCTTGATTCAATAACTTGTGTAGATTATTTCTGGCAGAATCATAGTCATAGTTGACGTTCTCTTCTACCTTATTGGAAGCTGGGACAATCTCTTGTCCCATACTTGCGACTTCTCCTGGTTTAAGAGGCTCTACATCAAATATCTTTGATAAATTGTCATCAGCTTTCATAATAATACCTTTATATTACGTAATCTTACGTGTTGGTGTTGCTCTTGTTGTGTCTGCTGGAGGATCAGCACCAAATACTGGAGGTGCAGGATCAGGTTCATTTATAACCATTGGTGCTTGGGTTGGGAATGACGGTCTTGGCGGCGGAACGGCCGCCTCAGACTTTTTTGATGCTGAGTATGCATTAGCACCAAAGAAAGCTGCGACTAAAGCTGAGATAGCTACAAAGTACGTAGGAGCAATATTACCAATAATTGTTGCGGCATCGTCTACATCTAACCATGAAGCTAAAACAATAGTTACTGGGTAGAGTAACATGCCCCATAGAGCAAACCATGTCATCTTACGCATAGCATCACGTTGAGCATCTTGATCTTCAAGCTCTCTACGCTTAAACTCCATATACATCGCTAGCTCTTGGCTACTTACGTAACCGTCACCATTTGTATCTGCCTCTTGTAATGTATTGTAAGCGTTATCACTTACACCCTTTTTGATTTCTGCCATTTTATTTCCTTTATAAGCTAATGCTTCCACGACCTACAGAAGCTGTTTCTGATGAGAATAACGAAGCACGACCTTGTTCAAATGAGTTATAACTAGTTTGAAATTGACTAAAATTTGTAAAATATGTAGTTGGTAATTTTGCTGTATCTCCAAGATACTTATTTAATGCATTTTGCGCATTAGAGAATGTCTGACTTCCAGTATTTCCCGGTGCACCACCATATGTATTAGTGGTAGCTGAAGAAGTCCAATACTTATAGTTCATTGCTACAGTCATCTTCATCACATCTTTGTTTGCATAGTCCATTTGTATAGGATTTATAGCTTTAGGATAGCATTGAAATAACGTAACTTGATAACGACTCTTGTCAGCTACATCAAATACATCTATAGTAATATCAGTAGTGTAGTCTCTATAGTAGTTAAATGTACGTGTTACTGGATCTTGAATTGCACCCATCCAGTTATCAAATAATAGTTTTACTGACATTGAGTTATCTACATAGAAGCCCATATTAATAGTATCAAACAATTTGTTATGTGGCATCTCACGATGTTCACCAAACGTTCTAGCTGCAGTAGTTTCTAAAGTTATACCGGGTAAGTTTATGTTATCACAGTATAATAATACCTTTCTAAGGTCTCTACTATATTGTGCTTCAATTATTGCACCAGGTACACTAAACATGACTGCGAACCGTGAAGTACGCATTAGTCCTTCACCAGCTACTGTAGATATAAATTCGTTTAATGTTGCCATTTAGTATCCTAACGAGTCTTTCCAAACTTTATTTTTATTAGCTCCAACAAATTGCTCTACTGGTAATAGTAAGGCAGTAGTCCAATCTGGAGCGTCTATCTTCCTAAATGTAGACTTAACATGGTCATTTAGATAGTGTTTGACACATGGTTCTGCCCACTTAAACTTTGATGCACCAGCTATTAATCTCCATGAAAGTTTAAGCCGTGTATTATCTGTTAATGTTCTATCTGTTGCAAATTCCATTAATCTTTGTAATAGTATCACTCTCATTTGATATGGGATATAGTGTAAATTTAATCCCATAAATCCACCTGAAACCCTCTTAAATGGGAATACTAATGGAAACATATCATAGTATGGTAATTCTTCTTTATGTTTAGGATCATACATGAACATATACATGCTGCCTGGTACAACCTGGGCTTTTACTTTAGTTGAGTCAGAATTCATTACCTTTTGACGTGTAATGTTCTGCCTGCCAAGCAATATAGCTTGCTGTTGAAACCATGCCTTAGACCTAAGTGATGCTTGTTTAAGGTCGTATGGGTTCTTTTTAAAAATATCTTTAATCTGTTCAGCCATTTACTATTTATATGCTATTTCAGGCCTAATTCATTCTCAGTAATGATTATGAATTCATATCCACGATCTTTACAGTATTCTGTTGCAGCTTTCCATTTTGCTTGGTTCTTTATGAAAGTCAATGATTCTGTAAGGTAATGTTTGGTCTTACGTCCCGGATATACTGGAGGTTGGGTTTGTTTAGCAGGTTTAACTTCAACAAGGTATGTTTTTGTTTGGTTATCCCTAGTCTTTACTCGGATCTTAAAGTCAATGAAGTATCGATGGACTCTATTGTCGGTTGGACATCTATATGGGACCACTGTCTCCTCTGAACACCACTTTATGACTGATGGGTTCTTATCACACCATGAGGCGAATCGTGTTTCCCATGAGGATCTCATTACGATCTGTGTGGGGTCTCCCTCGTACTTGTCGGGAAACATAGGTTTGTACATTCTTTTATGAAACATATCATTATTTATCATATAAATAGTTAATAAACGTTTTAGGAAATAATAATGGCTAGTCTTAATGGTCCAGGTTATGATGGAAGAAATGCTTTTAATGCGGGAACAATAAACCCCAAATCTCCTAGTTCTAATGGACCGCAGTCCAAGATAGGTGATTATGCGGGTAGTACAACGTATGGAGCAAGAGGTGGAAATGCTTCATTTGATACAAACAAATATCAAATAGATCAGCTATCTTATCCTATAGACTTAATGAGTCCTACCGGTGAATACGGTGGTAATTATGCTATATTCTACATTAATGTGGCTGTAGATTCTAAACTATTAAAAGATAATCCAAGTTTAGCAATAGACGACGTTACCCAAGCTGAGTTAATTAGAGATAGTGGAGATCTTACTGCTCTATCAACAAAATATAAAACTGGTGCATATGGAGCTGTCGCTGCTCCAGCGGCTGTAGGTATTGGTAGTGCATTGTTAGCCGGTAGTAATTCAACAGCTTTAAAAGTTGGGGCTGTTGCTGGCATAGGAGCTGAAGGATTGAAAAATACTGCATCTACCTTCTCAGGTGCAAAGAAAAGATTAGCTACTGCTATCGCATTACACACCCCAAATAATATGTCAACTACATATAGTATTAACTATGATGAAGAAGATACAGACATCTATGCTATGGGTATTGCTGGAGCTGGTGGCACAGCATCTCTTTCAGAAGCAATAAAACAAAAAGGCGGAAGTAATGTAGCTAAAGATATAATCAATGCTACTACTGCAGCTGGTTTAGCAGTAGGTTTAAAATTGCCTGGTACTGGCGGCATATCTAAGCTTACTGGTCTTGCTCCTAATCCAAGAAAAGAACAAATATTTAAACATGTTAACTTTAGAACATTTACGTTTGATTATCAGTTTTATCCAAGAGATGCACAAGAAGCAGAGAATGTATTAAACATCATCTATCAATTTAAGTATCATATGCATCCAGAATTTAAAGATGCTAATAACTTCTTATACATATATCCATCAGAGTTTGATATATTCTATTACA